GAGGAAAAACCTTTGGACTGCTGTTAGAGCCGCTTCGGTACATGAACAATCCGGACTACAACGCAACTATCTTCCGACGTGACTACACGCAGGTAACATCTCCAGGAGGCTTATGGGATAGTTCACGAAAGATTTACCGCTACGTGAAAGGTTCCCAGCCGTTAAAGACACCAAAACTACACTGGACTTTCAAAAGAGGCGCATCGGTCAATTTCGCCCACCTCGGACGTGATGAAGATTGCGACGACTGGCAGGGTTCACAGCTCACGATGATAGGATTTGACGAGCTGACGCACTTTAGCGAGTACCAGTTCTTTTATATGCTGTCTCGAAACCGTACAGATTCCGGTGTAAAGCCGTATGTACGAGCCACCTGCAACCCGGACGCAGACTCTTGGGTTGCTGAGTTCATTTCCTGGTGGATAAACCAAGAGACCGGCTACCCAATACCGGAACGGTCGGGAGTGATCCGCTGGATGGTGCGACTGAATGAGGTCGTTACCTGGTTTGACAGCAGGGAAGAGGCAGCGCAGGGAGCTATCGAGAACGGTGTCAAGCCGGAACAGGCTGAGACGATGCCTAAGAGCGTGACGTTCATTGCGAGTACGCTGCATGATAACAAAATTCTGATGAAGAATGACCCAGGGTATTTAGCCAACCTGCAGGCGATGGCTCTTGTGCAGAGAGAGCGACTACTGCATGGCAACTGGAAGATTAAAGCTGCCGCAGGTTTGATGTTCAAGCGAGTAAAAGTAAATATGCTGGAAGAGATACCGCCCGATGTTATTAAGTGGGCGAGAGGCTGGGACCTTGCGGCAACATCTGAGGATGAAAAGGGAGACCCGGCGTACACAGCAGGCGTGCTGATCGGAAAGAGAAGAAACGGACGGTACATTGTGGCCGACGTTATCAATCGCCGGTTGAGTTCGTCCGATGTGCGAGAAATTATAAAGCAGACCTGCATAGCCGACAGGGCGAAATACGGAAGGGTAGCAACAAGACTTCCACAGGACCCAGGCCAAGCAGGTAAAGACCAGGCACAGAGTTTTATGAAGCTCTTGGCTGGTTTTGCTGTTAAGTGCATTCAAGAGTCCGGAGACAAGGTGACGAGAGCAGAACCGTTCTCGGCACAGTGGTTAGGGCTTGAAGGCATGGATAAGGGCAATGTTGATGTGCTGATTGCACCGTGGAATGAAGAGTATTTCAACGAGTGCGAGAACTTCCCGCAGTCAAAATTCAAGGATATGGTGGATGCAAGCTCGTCGGCATTTACAGAGTTGGAGAGTGGTGCTACATACTCAGCACCGCCTAAGGATAGCCGGTTAGGCAAGAGCAGTTATTGGAATAAGTGAGGTGAGAACAGATGGCTAACAAAGAAATCGGTCGCATAGGTCAGCGACGCTACGGAGGAACAATCTATGAGGAGTTCCTTCACGAACTGAGAGGCACACGAGGAATAGAGGTCTACCGTGAAATGTCTGAGAATGACGACGTGGTAGGTGCGATCCTCTTCGCTATCGAGATGCTGGTAAGACAGTGCGACTGGAATGTAGAGCCGGGAGGCGATACCGCAAAGGACAAAGAGGCTGCAGAGTTCGTAGAAAGCTGTATGCACGATATGCAGGACACCTGGACGGACACAATTTCGGAAATCTTATCTTTCCTCACTTACGGTTGGAGCTTCCACGAGATCGTGTATAAGCGCCGCATGGGAAATACGAAGAACCCAACCACGAAGAGTAAGTACACGGATGGCTTGATTGGATGGAAGAAATTGCCTATCAGAGCGCAGGAAACGCTCTACCGATGGGAATACGACAACGAGGACAATCTGCTGGGAATGACTCAGATGCCGCCTCCGGACTTTGGTACCTACACGATACCAATGAGTAAGGCTTTGCTGTTCCGTACAAAGAGCAGGAAGAACAACCCGGAAGGACGAAGCGTTTTGAGAAATGCTTACCGATCCTGGTACTTCAAGAGAAGAATCCAGGAGATTGAAGGAATTGGCATTGAAAGAGACCTTGCAGGACTCCCGGTAATGCACGGACCGGAAGGGTTAGACCTTTGGAACGATGATATTGAGGACAACAAGCAGACACGAATTGCGTTGGAAAATATGGTAAAGAGTATTCGCCGAGACGAGATGGAAGGTGTGGTACTTCCCGCAGGTTATGAGTTGGAGTTGTTAAGCTCCGGCGGCACCCGACAGTTTGACACGAATGCGATCATCAACCGCTACGATACCCGAATTGCAATGACGGTACTGGCGGATTTTATTTTCTTAGGGCATTCAGAGACCGGTTCCTGGGCGTTGAGCTCCGATAAGACGGAGTTGTTCGCTATGGCAATCGGTGCATTCCTAGACATGATCTGCGAGACATTCAACAGCCAGGGCATCCCGCCGTTGATCGATATTAACGGTGAACATTTTGCAGGCATCACGGAGTACCCAAAGATGTCCCACGGCGACATTGCAGATGTGGACGTAACGAAGGTTGCGGCATTCATCAAGGATATGACCGGCATCGGAATCCTGGTACCGGACGACGGACTGGAAGATTACATTCGCCAGGTCGGACACCTGCCGGAGAGAACAACGGACGACAGGACGATAGACCAGCGGCGTAAGCAACAGGCAGAGCAGAACCAGCCACAGGAACCTGAGACAGCCGCAGGAAGCGATGGAAACGACGAAGGCGAAGAAATACCCGACAATGTGGTAGAAGCCGCTAAAAGGCGATTAGGAAGGAGCGGTACAAATGGCAATAAGGTTCATACGGCCAAAGCGAATACGCAAGGCAAAGACACCGGGCAGTCAAGAAGTCCTACGCAGACTTGAAGAGTACCTGCAGAGTGAATGTGACGAACCGGTTGAAATCCTATGCGGGTTTTGGCAGGATCAGCAAGACGCCATCACGTACCAGGAACTCCGAAAGGCAGTAGCGGACGGAAGCCTCAGCAAAGAGACGTTAGAGGCTTGGCAACAGGATTACTCAGTGCTTGTTGCCGAGAGATTGCAGTCAATGTGGACGCAGGCAATAGCGGCGGGACCAACCGGGCAACCAATCCTGGACGGTCTCGCTTTTGAGTTTAACACTCAGACACCTGGCGTTCTTGACTGGATCAGTGAAAGAGGAGCTGAGTTTGTTACCCGATGCACAGAAGAACAGAAGGACGCAATAGCGGCACTCCTGGAAAAGAAAATGAGAGAGAGCCACACAGTAGATGAACTGGCAAGGCTCATTCGCCCGTGTATCGGTCTGACAGAGGGTGACGCAAGAGCAAATGCCAGGTATTATGACAATATCGTGGCTACGATGCGAAAAGAGCATCCGAGAATGAAGGTTGAGAGCATCCGCAGGAAGGCATTGGACGCTTCTCAGAAATATGCAGAGAAACAGCACCGGGCCAGGGCATTTACAATCGCTCAGACCGAGAGTGCTTTTGCTTATAACCGTGGAGCAGATGAAGGCATACGCCAGGCACAGGGCGAAGGGTACCTTGGGACAATGGTAAAGCGGTGGAGTACATCCGGAGACGATTCGGTGTGCGACATCTGCAATGCACTGGAAGGTACCGAGGTAGATATGGACTCCGACTTTGATTTCAAAGGAAAGGTTCTGTTTGCAGGGCAACATATGTTACCACCTGCACACCCAAGATGCGCCTGCGCTATCGAGTATATCGAAGTGGCTGCGCCGAGAGGAAGGAAGTGAGAAAGTGAAGAAGTTCTCTGATTTCATCAAGAAGTCTGCAGAACCGCAGAGGAAAGAGCCTGCCGGTAATGTGATTAAGGGCAGGTTTAAGATTGCCAAGTCCGACGACGACAAGCACCTGGCATTTGGCTGGGCGAATGTTGCTATCCGTGCTGACGGAGAAGAAATTGAGGACTGGCAGGAGGACATCATCGAACCGGAAGAACTGGAAAACGCAGCATATCAATACGTGTTGCTCTATCGTGAAGGCGGAGAAATGCACGAAAGAGGCGGTGCTGCAGTCCTGGTTGAATCCGTGGTATTCACGGAAGAGAAAATGCAGGCAATGGGAATCCCGGCAGGAACCCTTCCGATTGGTTGGTGGATCGGCTTCAAAGTAACCGACGAGGATGTATGGGAAAAGGTTAAGGATGGCACATATCCGATGTTCTCAATCGAAGGAGAAGCCGAGAGAATCGAAGTAGAAGATGAAAACACCTTGTAGAAATGGGGCGTATTGAGTTTTTCAGCAGCCTCAACCTTATAATTCCACATACGAGAGTGTAATAAGGGCATAGGTAGTTCAAATTATTCCGTTATTAGGAGAGACACCGCAAAGGTGCCTTTTTTAATATACAAATCTTGCGGAAAGGAGGAAGCAAAGTGGCAACAAAGTTAAAAAATCTCAGAATCAGCAAGGTTGATTTTGTAGATGAAGGTGCAAATCCGGATGCTCACATTAAGCTGACAAAGAGCAAAAGTGAAAAGGGGCAGTCCACAGGAGAGAATGGCGATAAGAATGGTTTTGTCAGCCGATTGTTCGGTTTCATCGGCAAAAAGGCCGGCATGAACCAGGAAGAGATCGACAGTGCAGTAGAGGAAGTTCTGAAAGGCAACTCTGTTAGTTTCAACGAGCGTTTCAATGAAATCAAGAACAGAAAGATTGCTGATGAAATTTGGGATATATGCTACGCACTGCAGGCAAGCCTCTGTTCGATTCTGAATGACGAGGAGCTGGATAGCACCGGCGCAGCAACAGCGATGAATGAGAGCCTTGACGAGTTTACTGCAGTAGTGAAGGAAGCGATTAGCAACTGGTCCGGCGGCAAGGTAATCAACATCGTAAAGAGTGAAGAGGTGACGGAGAGCGACCTGGCAATGATGAAGTCTGCGGCCGCAAGGCTGAACGATAACATCGAGAAGGCACAGACCGCCGCCGGAAAGCCTGCCGAAGAAGGAGATGATCCGGAGGTAGACACAGAGGACAAAAAGGACCAGGGCAAAAAGAAACAGTCGAAAGGAGACAACGAAGATATGAAGATCGACAAGAGCAAAATGACCCAGGCTGAGCTTCTCATTCTCGAAGATATTGAGAAGAGATACGGCGTGGCAGACGACCCGGCTCAGACAGAGCAGACTCCGGAGGGAAAACCTGCGGTAACAAAGTCTGTTGAGAAGCCTGAGCAGAACCAGGAAACACCTGCAGATGGTGAGGACATCTACAAGGGCCTCAATCCTGCTGTTAAGGCAGAAATCGAAGCACTCAGAAAGTTCCGTGAGGATGCTGAGAACAGAGAACTTGAAGCCGTAGCAGGCAAGTATGAAATCATCGGCAAGAAGAAAGAGGAGCTTGTACCTATGCTCAAATCTCTCAGAGCTGCCGGTGGAACTGCATACAACGATATGATCGCCGTTCTTGATGCCACCGTGGAAGCGGTCAACAAGTCCGGCGTTTTTTCTGAGGTAGGCAAGTCCGGCCACGGCTCTGCGCACGTAAGTGATGCAGAGGGCAAGATCGAAGGTATCGCCAAGAGCTATATGCAGAAAGAGCCTTCCATGAGCTATACGGATGCGCTGGCTAAGGCTTGGGAAGATAACCCGGACCTTATGGACGCATACGACGCTGAGGAAGGATTTTAAGGAAGGAGGAAAAGACCATGGCAAAGAGAAACTTCAACGGCTCACAGATTAACCAGTCTGTGACAATCGCAGAGCAGGCAGGCGCAGAGATTGCCGACGTAAGAAATCTCATTCTCAAGTACGACGAGAATGGAGATGTGGTCGTAGCAACCGATGGAACAGCACCGCTTGTAGGCATCGCCATTATTGAGGCAGGCTACAACGACATCTCCGGTGCAGAGTCCGGAAAGGTTGCAAAGGGCGACCAGGTAGATGTTCAGATCAAGGACATCGGCTACATTCTTGCTGGCGGAACCATCAAGAAGGGCGAAGAGGTTACTGCAACTGCAGGCAAGGCAACAAAGGCGGCTGATGGAAATTATGTAATCGGCGTGGCACTCAGCAATGCTGCTGAGAACGACTACGTGAGAGTTCAGATTTCCAAGTATCAGAAGAACCCGGCCGCAAAATAAAGAAGGAGGAAATGGTAAATGAAAAGAACAGCAAAGAGCATCCAGGCAGATATTGCTAAGGGTGCTTTCAGACCACACACAGCGCTTTCTACCATGGCGCTGGCTTATTATCAGCAGGATTCTACAACCCTTGCAAAGAATATGTTCCCGGTTTGCCCGGTAGGGTTATCCTCTGACAACTATTATGTATTCGACAAAGAGGATCTGTTACGTGACAACTGGCAGAGAAAACCTGCATACGGCAAGGTTGATCCTGCGGTAATCTCTGAACACACAGAGACTTACGCTTGTGCAGTAGATCAGATGATTATGGGTATTGATTCCATTCGTCAGACTGACCACAACCGTCGCCAGGGACCTCGTACTGCAGATCCTCGTCAGCAGAGAACTAAGGTTATGGCAGCACAGGCAAACATCCACCAGGATTCGGATTTCTCCAAGTCCTTTATGAAGCAGGGAGTATGGGCGAACGAAGGACAGGGTAAGGATGATACATCTGTTTCCAGAAATGAATTTATCAAGTTCAGCAACGGCAACAGCGATCCTATTGCATTCTTCGATGCAAAGAAAACTGCCATGAGACAGGCAACCGGCCGTACTCCTAACAGATTAGGACTCGGTATCAACGTATTTAATGCGTTGAAGGTACACCCTGCAATCCTCGAGAGAGTGAAGTTTGGCGGTACAACTGCAAATCCTGCAAATGTTACCGAGAACGTGCTTGCACAGCTCTTCGGAGTTGACAGAATTGTTATCGATCAGACCGTGCAGAACAAAGCCGGTTTAGGCCAGGCTGCAAATATGCAGTTCATTGGCGACCCTAACTCATTCCTGTTAGCGTATGCAACAGATACACCTTCCATCGAGGAGCCTTCTGCAGGTTACATCTTCACTTGGGATATGTTAGAGAACGGCATCTTGCTTCCGGTACTCAACTACCAGGGTGAGGCCGGAACACATTCTGAGTTTGTCGAGGGTCTTATGGCTTACGACATGAAGAAAACCGCAGATGATCTTGCATTCTTCGGTTACGACGCAGTGTAAGGAGGTTTCGCCATGAGATTAATTGCAAAGAAGCCTTGCAGTTATGGCGGCAAAAAATTCTTCATCGGGGATGAAATCCCGGCAGAACTCGTGGTAAACATCGAGAGAGAAGAAAAGCTCGGCGTAATTTCAGCCGCAAATGACGAAGCAGGGGTACCGGAACAGTCCGGTGCCCTTTATTCGCAGGAGCAGGTAGATAAGATGATCGCCGATGCAGTCGCCAATGCAGACAAAGGCTTTACACAGGAGCAGGTAGATGAAATGATCCAGTCCGCAGTCGCAGAGCTTAAACCGTTCGACTCCGACAATGCCGGTTTTACCGTGACAGTCAAGGGCGAGGGCGGCAATGTGACGGCGGTTTCCTGCAGCGCAGAGGATATTCAGTCTGTGGTCGATGTACTGCAGATGAATGCAGACGACGGCGCAAAGGCAGTAGCCAGTGTGCAGTCCGATAGTGTTCTGATTCTGCTTCATGTATTAGATACACGTGCTACGGTCAAAAAAGCGGCTCAGAAACAGCACGACACCTTATTCTCCGCCGAAGGTAATTCAAACGAATCCACAGGCAGTAACGCAACCACAGACAGCAATACGGAGGGAGCTGATACCTAATGTCAAAAGGTGCATACACATATGAGCCGGGAAACATCACAGAGTTTGGCAAAGACCGTATGAGGTTTGAGCTTGGAGACACGATGGTAGAGGGCCTGGCAGATACGACGGCATTGACCGACGAGGAGATACAAGCAGCAATCGACGCATACCCGAATAAGTGGAAGCGTGCGAAGCTGATGCTTCTTGAAAGTTTGTGCCGTCGCTTTGCGTATGAGGTCAATACAAAGACCGGTCCTCTCAGCCTGGATATGAACGGCAGGGCGAAACTTTGGAAAGAAGATTACGATAAGCTGAAAAAAGAGGTCCAGGCAGAGTCAGTGTCAGTGCCACGGTTTGGAAATGGGGTAGATGGTCCGCCTTACTTCCATACCGGAATGCACGAAAACGAGAGGGTGTGGAACGGATGATAAATGCGAGATTTATGTATTTAAGGCCGGGAAATCTATTCAAGGATTTTGTTGTCGAGTCAAATACGCAGGTTGTAACAGCGAGCGGAAGGGTAGCAAACGCACCGAAGGGAGACGGCTCAAAGATCATCAGAGGATGTCTTGCTGAGTCCACGAAGGAGCAGAAGGAATCTCATTCAACGAGAGATCGTGTTTGTACCCATACGATTGTGCAGGCAGGCAGTCCGGAAGCAAAGAAGTCCGATAAACTCATACTCGGAAATCGCACGTTTTACATTATCGACCTGGACGAGGTGGGTAGCTTGGGTATATCAACAATCTACTACGCTGAGGAAAGGAAGGATGTCAAGTGAAGCTGTGGAACGATGGAAAAGCAGGGAGTGCAGGAAGCGCCATAAGGGCAACAGTCAAAGGACAGGTAGCCAAAATCAACCGACAAGTCGTAGCCAGGGGCGTTAGGGCAGTGAATGCTATGAGAAACGCAGAACTGGAAGTGCTAAAAGGTCAGAGAAGCGGGCGAACATATCGCAAACCGCACAGCAAAGCGACCTACACAGCTTCGGCACCAGGAGAACCACCGGCAAGACGTACAGGAAATCTCCGTATGCACTGGAATGGCCAGGTAAAGAGCGAAGGCAGTACCGCTGGTGGTGGAGTCCAAATCATTGCAGAGCTGGAAAGCCAAGAGAAGTATGCTGGCTACCTTGAAAACGGAACGAAGAAAATGGCAGCAAGACCATTCGCAGACAAGATCAAGGAGAAGGCAACCCCGGAAATTGAGAAAATTTACAAGGAGCCGTATGGCTAAGGAGGCATGATATATGGCACTGGTAGTAGAACAACCGATAGCAACCTTCGATTTGAGCGAGATTGCCAGGGGCGATTTGGTCTATGGCAAGCATCGCACATGGCCGGAAGGTAAAGCCGGATTTGCAACATCAGTCACCGAGAAGGAGCTGATCGTCCAGTATCATCCGGGTATAGGCAATGTAACTAATCACTTCCGGATTCCCATTGACGAAGCAGTAGACGGTCAGTGGGAAATCCGATATTCACACGATATGTCAGAGGTTAAGACCTACGGCATCGAAGAGCAGGGCACTGAGGAAGGAGCGACAGAGTGAAGCTGGAAGAACTGATTCAGAAAAGGTTCGTCAGTACGGCAGCACTTGCAGAGAGGCTTACGACCTACAACGGTGTGCCTGCTGTTTTTAGTCCGGAAGCGCCGGGCGACGAACAGGAAGGGTGGGGCGGTGAAACGCAGTACCCTATGGTAACTTACAACTATGACCTGCAGGCAAACGAAGAACGAAACAGCGCCGGTAGTCTTTCGGTATCGATATTCTGTCAGAATACGGCAGATATATTCCCGGAGGACATAGCACCTATCGTGAAGAAATGCCTGCGTGATGTGATCCTTCTTCCGGAAGGCGGTACGCCGTACTGCTTTACTTGGGCGAGAACGGATGCGTTTACTATGGGCGAGGATGCAGGAAAAGCCGGTGTTGTAATCGGCTGTGAAGTCAGATTTGACATCCTGGAATATCCGTCTATGGAGACGTCCGATCCGGACCCGGTAATGGCGGTTGATAAGTACATCAAGGAGTTGTACCCGGGATGCCTGGTTATGGGATACGACCGGATGGAGGAGATAACAGAAGCCTCAGCGGATCAGCCGGTGGTTTACTGCAGACTGATTTCAGCTGAGAAGCAGGAAGAAACGAATACAGTAGCTTGGATGGACGGTAGAATTGCCGTCCATGTTTTGTGTCCGGAAAGCACAGTGAGATTGAAGATGGCCGCAGATATTGCCAACCACCTGTCACTCGACGGAGAGGTAATTATGCTGGACTATTCGCCTATGTTCATCAAGAGACTGCAGGTGAATTACAAATCTGACTACTTGAAGGAAGGCCAGGTATTCATCACAGGTCACTATGGATTGCTTAGGTACAAGGCTAAGCCTCACGTGCTTATGGCAGCTCATGGAAATTACAGTTAAGGAGGTAAAGCATGGCTAAGGAAACAGCAACTCCGGCACCTGCTGAAACAAAGGCAGAAAAGAAGCCGGAGAAAAAGGCCCCTGCAGAGTCCGTTTACACAGTAAGCGAGCTTGCAGAGAACGCCGGTAATCTTTTCGGCGTTAGAGCAGAGTGCGTGGCGGCTGCACTTAAAGTCGCTGGTATCAAAGAGTGTACGGTTTCCAAGACAAAGGAAATCGTAGAAGCATTTATGAAAAAGGAGGTCAAATAACAATGGCTGAAACTTACATTGTTGGAGAAACAAAAGTCAGACCGGGTGCATATTTCAACATCCAGAAGACCGGAAACAATGCAGCCGCAAGTATTATCAGCGGCGTTACAGCGGTAATCTTCAAGTCTGATTTTGGACCGCTTAATCAGGCGGTGGAACTTAACGCAGAGGACGGATATGCAGATACTTTCGGAACTGGCGGCACAACAGACGCTATGCAGGAAGCTATCAACGGCGGCGCAAAGGCAATCATTGCTTGCAGAGTAGGTAATGGTGGTACACCTGCCACAATCACATTGAACGACAGCGACGGAGAGGCGGCAGTTACAATCACTGCTCTTTATCCGGGCAAAAAGGCATTCACAGCTACAATCAGAGAGAAGTTATCAGACAGCACCCTCAAAGAGTGCATTATTTTCTCTGGCACAACGGAGTTTGAGAAAGTCGAGTTTGCCGCTGGCGACGGAGAAGCGGCTGCACTTGTAGCTGCTCTTTCTGCTTCCAAGAAGTTCAAGGCAGAAATTAAGACCGGAAAGGACACAGTGAAAATGCTCAATGTGTCACAGAGCCTTTTCACAGCCGGTACAGACCCAGCCGTAACAACTGAGGACTACTCAAACGCATTTGCAGAGGTTGAGGCATTCGACTTCAACACCATTTGCGTAGACACAGAGGAAACAGCGGTGCATATCCTCTTACAGTCCTTTATGAACAGAGTGTTCAATGCCGGTATTCTTGCTATGGCGGTTGTAGCTGAAAAGTACACCGTAGAGCTTGACACCAGAAAGGCACACGCAGCGGCTTTTAACGACTGCAATATGCACTACGTATTAAATGCTCATATCAGCGAGCAGGGAACGGAGATTGACGGCTACCAGACAGCGGCAAGATTTGCCGGTCTTATCGGAGCTTGTGCTTCCAATTCCTCATTGACACATACGGTCATCAATGGCTTTACGGAGATTCTGGAAAGACTTACAAATTCCCAGATTATCGACGCAGAGAAGAAAGGCTGCCTTGTACTCACATACAACAGCCAGAAGCAGGTTTGGATTGACAACGCAATCAATACCTTAATCACTCCAGCAGATAATCAGGACGACGGCTGGAAGAAAATCCGTAGAACAAAGACCAGATATGAGCTTATCCGCAGAATGAATGTGACATCTGATAACCTTGTCGGAAAAGTCGACAACGACAAGAACGGCAGAGCAACCGTTATCAGCCAGTTACAGGCTGTCGGAAATTCTATGGTTTCCGAGGGCAAGCTCACATCATGCACCGTAACTGAAAGCTCTGTTTACACAGCAGACGGAGATAGTGCATGGTTCGAGATTTCAGTTATTGACAAGGATAGTATGGAGCATATCTATCTCACATACAAATTCCAGTTCAGCACTAACGCATAAGGAGGTAGCGTAGCATGATTAACACAAGAGCAGCCGGGGACGCACGACACGCCAGAACCGGTAAAGACGGTGCTTTCTACAACGCAGACGGCGTAATGCTGGCAAGCGTTGAATCCTTTACATCAAATGTAAACTTCAACAACGCCTCATACGCAGTCTTAGGAAACGCACAGGAACTTGAAACAGCGAACACCTTTAAGGTAGCACTCACAATGTCCCAGATTGTAGTTGAGGACGACGCTTTCATTCAGGAGCTTGTAGAAGCTATGAAGAATCAGACAATGCCGTATTGGACTTTTCAGGGTACTCTTACAGGCAGAAACGGTTCTGAACAGCGTATGGTTTACAGTGAATGCGTTCCGTCAGGTCAGGTTGATTTACAGAACATCACGACAGGAGATGTCGTAAAGCGTGCATGGAATTTCGCAGTAAACCAGCCGCCTGATTTACAGAGCTTGCTTGGCATTGACTAAGCCTCTGACACATAATGTCTCACAGTTTGAGAGGGTGTAGGTAGCACCCTCTCTTTTATTATCAAAATTCAAATTTTAGGAGGAAAACATCATGGCAGATACAAAGACAAAAGCAACAGTAGGAATCGTAAACGAGGAAGCGCAGGCAGAGAACACCACACCAGCAGTAGAGGAAATCGAGCTTGACGCAGAGGAAACAAAGAATCAGATCAGAATCCATGAGGAGGATTTTATTCAGGGCTTAATTGACGCAGCTGGTTATGTCAGCGAGGAAACACAGCATATCGAAATCATCAGAGATAAGAAGCTGTACTTTGCATTTGACATCAGACCACTTGCGGAAGATGAATACGACCGCTGCAAGAAGAAATGGACCAAATATGTCCGTAATAAACAGTTCGGCATGAAGTTGCCAGAGGAAACCAACAATGTGAAGTACAGAGCTTCCCTGATTCATACAGCAACGGTAGAAGCAGACAGGGACAAGCTCTGGGACAACAAGAAAGTCTGGGAAGCACTTAGAGCAAAGGGCTTACAGATTATGAACGGTCTTGATGTTATTGAATACTGCTTAAAGGCAGGAGAAAAGGACAAGGTGCTTGAATGTATCGACGCTTTAAGCGGATATGACAGTAACCTTGAGGAAGTAGCAAAAAACTGATAGAAGCCGGTGGAAAAGCCTGTCTATTACATCACATATTCCAGAGGACAGGCATAACACCGGATGAATTTTACCAGAAACCAAAGGGAGTACAGGCATTTATGCTGGCTTCCACAAGGATATATATAGAATCATCACAACCGAAAGGAGGAGAAGAAAGTGGCTGAAACAGTTAGGATTGAGATTCCGATAGAAACTGTCGATAACACAGACCCGGAACTATCGAAAGTTACCCAGAATCTTAATAAAATGAAAGACGCAGCAGACAAGGCAAACAGTTCCACGAAAAAAGCCGGAGAAACGGTATCAAAGTTTGACAAGTCAGCGCAGAAAACGCAGAAATCGCTTGCGTCATGGGCGAAAGAGAAGTACGAAGTGCTTCTGGAAGCCAAAGACAAGATTTCTCCGGTGCTACAAACCATTGGTTCAGGCTTAAAGAACTTTGGAAGCAGAGCATGGAATGTCACACTGAAAGCTGTCGATTATGCAACAGCCCCGATAAGGGGCGTTATAAACCTGCTAAAGAACCCTATCCTCCAAGCTGGAGCAGTCCTCGGAGTGAGTGTCGGGCTTGCCGATACAATAAACACCTATAAGGACTTTGAGGCTGCTATGTCACAGGTACAGGCTATAAGTGGTTCTACACAGTCGGACCTCACACGACTTACGGCGAAAGCAAAGGAAATGGGAGCGACGACAAAATTTACAGCCGCAGAATCAGCAGAGGCGTTTAACTACATGGCTATGGCAGGCTGGAACGCTGAACAGATGATGGGCGGCATAGAGGGTATCTTGAATCTGGCGGCAGCCTCCGGGGAAGATTTAGGAACAACCTCTGACATTGTAACAGATGCGTTGACGGCGTTTGGTTTGAAAGCCAGCGACGCAACGCATTTTTCAGATGTACTTGCACAGGCTTCATCAAGTGCGAACACTGATGTAGGCATGATGGGAGAAACATTTAAGTATGTAGCGTCTATGGCTGGTTCCCTTAGTTACTCAATCGAAGATGTAGCTTTAATGACCGGCTTAATGGCGAACAGCGGTATCAAGTCCACACAGGCAGGTACAGCATTAAATTCAGTTCTCACAAGACTTGCTACAAACTCCAGCGGAGCGGCAGACGCAATAGCAGCTCTGGGAGTTAATTTCTATGACAGTGCAGGTAACGCAAGACCGCTTGGTACTGTCATGGGAGAATTAAGGGAAGCCACAAAGGGAATGAATCAGGAGCAGAAATCGAGCCTTGCAAATACCGTAGCCGGTATGGAGGCACAGAAAGGCTTGCTGGCAATCCTGAACGCTTCGGAGGAAGATTACAACAAGCTGGCAGACGCTATCTCAAACGCAGACGGAGCTTCAAAGCGAATGTCTGATACCATGATGGACAATCTTTCTGGAGATATTACATTGTTCCAGTCAGCAGTAGACGGACTGAAAATCTCTCTGGGAGAGCGAATGTCTAACTCATGGCTCCGAGATATAGTACAGTGGCTCACAGCACAGGTTCCAAAGGCTGAACAGTTATTCAGTGACGCTATGGATTCTGCGGAGCGTAAACTTGACAGCATAAAGAGAAAGTTCAAGGACATTTCCGCAACTGACGAATGGCAGAATGCGGACTTTTTTGGTAAAGGCAAAATCCTCTGGGACGAGTACATAGTACAGCCGTTCTCCGAATGGTGGAGTTCCAAAGGGAAAGCAAAAATAAATGTGATTGCCGGAGATATTGGTAATGCAATCGGTACCGGCTTAACAGTCGGAATTGCAACCATTCTTGGCATTGACATTTCAGAAACCATAGACGAGGGAAACACTCTGGGAGCTTCATTTGCAAAGGGCTTTTCAGAGGGTTTTGATTTTGACGCAGTAGCAAGTAAGCTATGGGACGGTTTGGGTTCCGTAGTGAGCAAAGCGTCTAAACTGCTTCCGGGTGGAGAATCCGCTGATTTATCATCTGTATTGTCGGCGGCACTCCTGATGAAGATTGCTACACCACTTGTAGGCATGGGTAAAGGTGCCGCAAGTCATGGCAAGGCAATATTCGGAAAGGGAACCGCCGGCACTTCATTAGCCGGTACGCTCATGGGTTCAGCAGCAACAGGTTCAGGACTGCTTGGAAAGTCAGCTATGCTTGCCATTGACTTAGGAGCCGGAAATCTTGCTGGCGGTGCTTCAATGGGAGCCGGTGCTTTAGCGGCAACAGGTATGGCGGCTGGAGCCGGTGCGATAGCCGGAGGAGCAACCCTTATCAGTGCCGGTATTGACACATACAAGGCAATTAAATCCGACAACAAGGCTGAAAAGTCTGCATACGGCGAATCTGCCGCATGGAAAGCTGGAGGAGTTGCAGCCGGAGCCGCCGCAGGTGCAGCAATCGGTTCTATCATTCCGGGACTTGGTACAGCGGTAGGCGCTTTGGTAGGTGCCGGTGTCGGCGGTATTGCTGGCTGGATAAAGGGAAACAAGGTCAAAGAGGAGTATCAGGACAATGTAGAGGAAATGGAAAAGCAAGCCGAGCGTGCAAAGCGTGTCTATGAGGTCACAGGCTTATCCATTGACAAGGTGCATTTTGCAAACGACGACCTGAACGAAGCCTTGAAAGACACGAACCTGACGGCAGAGGAACTGGCAAATTATATCAATGAGGATATGGCGAAAGTCGCACAGGAAGCATTTGGCGACATTACACTATCTCTCACAGAGATTAAAGACCTTGCACAGGAAATCACATTCGGAAAATCCATTGAAAGCGTAACAGAGTTTTCAAAGGCAACCGATACAGCCAGTTCAGACCTTGCAAGCCTGAAATCCACGATAAGCGACTTAAAGAAGCAGAACTGGAAAGCAAGCCTCGGTATGGAACTTGACGAAACGGAAAAGGACGACTACAAAAAGGCGATTGATAACTTTGCAAAATCAGCGAGCCAGTACATAGAGGATAATCACTATCAAGCCACAGTTGCACTAAAGCTCATTAACGGAAGCGGTGCAGATACTACCGGGCTTGATAATATGTATTCCGGCATGAAAACGCAGATTGGCGACCTCACAGCACAGTTGAGTGACAAAGTGACAATCGCATTACAGGACGGAGTTATTCAGCTTGACGAACAGGACGAAATCCTGAACCTGCAACAGCAGATACAGGACATCACAAGCAAGTTATCATCTGCACAGGAGGAAGCCAATCTGGACTTGATTAAATTCAAGTATGGAAGTGGAGCTTCACTTGACAAGGCTTCATTTGATTCAATGCAGGAGGAGCTAAAAGCACAAGTAGAAGAATGGACGCAGAACTACGAACAGGCATATACAGTTTCCATGACAAACCTAAAACTTGAATTTCCTGACGAGGGCGAAGAATACCAAGCCAAAAAGAAAGAAATAGAGGATAACTTATCACAGCAACTAAATGATATGAATATCAGAGTGCAGAGTTTTAACCTTGATACCATAGCGGAAGCGTGGGACACACAGCTTAATGGAATCCTGCCAGATTTAGAGGGTTCGCTTTCAGAAAAGCTGCAAACAGCCATGAACGCTGCACTGCTTGAAAAACCAGATGTTTCAGCGTGGACGCAGGAAGATGTTATGAAATGGTTCGACCTTGACGGCATAGACACATCAGCATTTGAAAATATCTATGCAGAGTTAAAGGCAACAGCAGAACAGGCACCGCAAGGCGTTAAGGACGAAATTATACAGAACTATAAGGATTCCATACCGACAGCAGAAGAAATCAAAGAGGCTATCGACTGGGATTCTTTGACAAATGAGGACTGGAGCGAGCTAATAGAGGGAGAATCAATCGGTCTTAATTCCGAGGACATGAAAAAGAAAATGTCAGATTACTACGGCGAATATTTTGAAAGCGTAAAAACCTCATACTCCGAAGCGTTGCATAATGCACTGGAGGAGGCAAACAGTGAGGACACGCTTAATTCCTTTATGGAGCAGTATATGCCTGATGTATCGAACATTGATTTTATCGGTCCATACTCACAGGCAATATACGACCAGCTTTCAACGCTGGATTTGTCTAAGGCAGACATGGAAGCTCTCAAAACCTCACTAAGCGACGGCGTAGCGACAGCTATTGAGGGTGCGGACATGGATAAGGTAAATGCGGCACTTGATATAGTCAAAGGCAATGTTGAAACATCAGCTTCTACAAAGTTTGGAGCTGGCTACAATGTGACAATGCCTCTTACGGTAACTTTTGATTATTCGGTGTCAAATCCTACAATGCCAAGTTATATGTTCCCAAGTTCGTCATTCAACATCACGCCAAAGAAAAATGCAGCCGGAGGTTATGTATCAGGCGGTCCGCAGTTGTCATGGCTGGCAGAGGAGGGCTGGGGAGAGTTCATCATTCCTACGAATCCGAGCCGCAGGGCAGACGCACTTGATTTATACCAGAAAGCCGGTGCAGCTTTAGGCGTTCAGGAACACGCAGAGGGCGGTTATGTGGCTGGCTCAAATTCAGGCTCAAAGCTCACAGACTATAATTTGTTCAGTGAAGCGATTAAAAACGCTCCTATCGGCAATTACGAAGCGACAGGGGATAATACAGAGGACAATCCTACTGTATATGAACCAGTCAGCGTACAGCCAGAGCAGAGCGGAGGTAACAGTATTTCGGTACCGGTCAATGTATCGGTATCGCCTCAATTTGTAATTGAGGGTTCAGGCGGCAAGTCAGAAGATGACATCATGGCAATCATCAGAAAGAACATGAAAGCTATGGCAGACGAGCTTGGAGGCGAGATTGCAGACCGTCTGGAAAAAGTATTTTCAAATATGCCAACAGCAAAGGAGGCGTAGGGCATGGCACAGGAAATTATCATAAGGCTTAGAGATGTAAGCACAGGAAAGACCTTTACATTCCCAGCGAATCCTGAAAGCATAAGCGGAACGCTGGGGGCGAAATATCAGTCATTCGACATCATATCCAAAGGCACCGTAAAGGTGCCAAAGGGTACTGATGTTTCAGAAATTAAATGGAGTGGAGAATTTTTCGGATACTCCAAGAGAAATGAGAGTGTCGTAAATAAAGCCTATTATCAGCTACCTAACGCTTGTGTGGCACAGCTTAGAGAATGGCAGGAAAACGGCACGAGGCTCAACCTGATTGTGACAGATTCATGGATTAATCTTGATGTCACAATTTCTTCATTTCAGCCAGAGATTTATGGTGCATACGGCAATGTGAAATACTCCATATCGTTTGCACAGGCAAAGGATTTGAAGATTTACACCACAAATGAGTTGAAAATTGCTGCATTTGTGAAAAAGACGGCACCACGAAACGATAACAGCCAGAGTTCAGGAAGCAGCTACACGATTGTGAGTGGCGACACGCTCTGGGGAATCGCTTCAAAGAAGCTGGGAAGCGGTACGAAATGGACGCAGATATACGACGCTAATTCCTCAATTATCGAGGAGGCGGCGAAGAAACACCGCAAGAGTGGTTCCGACCATGGACACTGGATTTATCCGGGAACGACAATCACGATACCGGCGGCATAAGGGAGGGATTGCATGATAGATTTATCAAAGATTTCCTACCGAGCCGCCGTTATTGATGAAAGCGGCAACCAGTACAATATCAAAGAGTACATTCATGGGTTGGGGTGGGAAGAAAACAAAAATGAAATTGCTGTTAGAAGCTCATTCACAGTCCGAAACGACAAGACATCCGTTGGCAAATTATCATCACTGATAAAGCCGGGGTGTCTTGTTGGCATATTTGCGACCGACGGCGTACACGACGACGAAGTAGCCAGAGGATATGTAGCCGAATGGAATCCGACATTGCAGAATAGCAGCGACGACCTGAAATGTACGAATTATGACAAGCTCTATGATTTACAGAAGTCACAGGATAACAGGTTTTATTCATCAGGAACCGGAACACAGTCGATTATAACAGGCTTGTTTGACGATTACGAGATTCCGACAAACGGATATTCAGGACCGAATGTGTCACATGGAAAGCTCAAATACAACAGTTCCTACGGTTCGGACATCATTCTTGATGTTCTGGACGACGCAAAGAAAAAGGGAGCCGGTACCTATATCATACGGTCAACGAAAGGATATGCAGATGTGGTGGAGCGTGGAAGCAACACAGATGTTTATGTATTCAAGACGGATAACACAAAATCCGTCAGCCACTCAATCAGTACAGCGGAGCTTGTAACCAGAGTGCGAGTTATAGGTAAAGCTGATGACGAGGGACAGTCAAGTGTAGAAGCCACATTGAACGGTCTGACAAAATATGGTATCAGGCAGAGAATTTACACCAGAGGTTCTGATGAATCCTTAGACGACGCAAAGACAGCCGCACAGGAGATTCTTGACGACAAAGGCTCTCCAGACGAGCAAATCACATTATCGGCTCCAGATGTGCCGTATATCAGGAAAGGGGATTTAGTCTATGTCATGGCTGGAGTTTCAGACAATTATTATTATGTGAATGGAATCCGGCACGACTGCGAAACTTCCAGTATGACAATGGAGCTGGAGCTTGCAAAGACGGAAACCGTCAAAGAGAATCAGACAGAATCGAAGAAAGAATATAAAGTCGGAGATATTGTCAATTTTCATGGCGGCACTCATTATGTCAGTAGCTATTCTGGTTCAAAGGGCTACAATGCAAGAGCCGGTAAAGCAAAGATAACGATTGTAAATGGTTCAGGAAAAGCCCACCCATGGCACCTGATACACACTGACAGTTCCAGCAATGTATATGGCTGGGTTGATGACGGCACTTTTGATTAAGGAGGCGTAGACAATGGCAGATACACAGTCGTTTGACGAAAACGCCGGTACAAATAAGCTGGCGAATGTCTTATGCGACAGAATGAAACGAGAGGGGGAAACCCCTCTTGCTTTAGATTTTGGAGAAATACAGGCGAATGGTAGCCTGACAACAAATACATTTCCGGTATCAATCCCAAAGGGCGAGTATTCAATATGCCGCCATGTTGGAGGATTGAGCTTTACCATATCCGGCGGCGGTCATTCGGGACATGAGAATCAGACACCAAAGGTAAATACCGGAAGCCACAGCCATACGGTAGCACCGCCGGTAGTAAAAGCCGGAGACAGGGTACTTGTGGCGTGGGTTCAGAATGAGGCGGTCATTATTGATGTTATCGTAAGCTCATAGAAAGGAGGCAGGCATGGCGAATACATCACTACAAATCGTGGAAGTTCCTGATTTTATAGAAGAAAGTTCGGAATATGACATCAAGTACAAGCGGACTGCAAAATGGGACGCTGAAAAGGGCGATTTTGTCAGGGACGGAGCGTACAGAATGGTGGAATGTTCAGGCGAGGAGGGCTTTATGATTTGGTGCTTCAAGATTGCACAGACGGAGCGGTATTCCTGCCTTGCCTATACAAATGACATAGGGACGGAGCTGGAGGAGGCTTTAGCTGCCGACAATCAGAAAGTGGTTGAATCAATGGTTGAAAGGACGCTTACGGAAGCCCTAAAAGTCAATCCACGAACAGAATATGTCACAGATTTCAGTTTCACATGGAACGCCGACGAAATGCACTGTACCTTTTTGGTAAAGGGCGTTGAGTGGGATAAATTATTCAGGATAAGCATTTGAGGAGGTGGTAGACATGGCACAACCTGAATTTATACAACCTGATTTTATGCATGGCAGCACAGAGGCAGAGATACACGAAAGAATGATGGCGAATCTTCCAGACGACATAGACGATATGCCGGGAGGGTTCCCCTATGATTTTACTATGCCAGCGGCTACCGAAAAATCAGAGTTCATCAATTACCACATGGCAAGAGCCTTGATGATTGCGTTTCCACAGTACGCATGGGACGACTGGCTGGATTTGCATGGTCAGCAGGTACATCTTCCAAGACAGGAAGCACAGCACGCCTCCGGGCATATCAGAATAACCGGAACAGCCGGAGCGGAGATTTTAGCCGGTACGGTATTTTGCACACCGGCAACAGACAGTTCTCCGTCGCTTGAATTTGCAACGGATGAAGATTGTACGATAAGCGAGGAGGGAACGGTTATGGTAGCCGTTACCGCAGTAGAATCCGGTACACAGTCAAATGTTGCTGCAAAAACAATCTGTATCATGGCAAAACCTGATAAAGCCGTATCAGAGGTTATCAATGACGAGGCGGTCACAGGCGGCACAGAAACAGAGAGTAACGACGACTACTACGACAGAATAGCCGCCGAATACGCAAACAGCATGACCTATCTTGGAAATGACAGCGATTATGTACGCTGGGCGAAAGAAGCTGGTGCCGGTGATTGTATTGTGGTATCTGCCGCAGACGGTCCGGGAACGGTAAAACTGGTTCTGATAGACAGAAACGGTCAGCCAGCAAACGAAACGCTGATAAAAGATGTTTACAACTACATTGTATCGCCAGACGACAGAGCAGCAAGGTTATTGCCTACTGCGTGTGCGAAATTAAGCTGCGTAGCGGCTACGACAGTAAAGATTACCTATGAATGTACCGGATTGTCGCTTGACGGCGCTACGGACTTAGAACAGGTAAAGAAAGACTTCAAGGCGGCTGTTGCATTGGTCTATGACAAGGCAAAGAATGACAGCTTACTTAGATACAATGATGTTCGACCTTTGCTGTCCGAGATAAGCGGAGTAAAGGATTTTGCCACATTCACAATGAATGGCGGCACCACAAATATTAAACTTGCACAGGAAGAATACCCAGAAACAGGCGATATGGTATTCACAGAATAGGAGGCAGTTATGGACGGAGAAAAATTCGATTTAGAACAGTTTCCTACGAGTGAAAGTGCCAAAAGAATGTTGAGTTATGTAACGCCGGGATTCTACGACAATTCCTATGTTGGAAAATGGTTGTATCAAGTCATGGGGCTTGAATACGACGACGCAAGAAAGCTGGCAGAGGAACTTCAATACCAGATGTTTCCTGAAACTGCCACATGGGGGCTTATGTACCACGAAATCAAGTGGGGGCTTCCGGTAAGAACGAACCTCTCATACGAGGAGAGGCGACAACTCATATACCAGAAGCGAGATTATAAAGCCCCTATGACACCGTATCGAATGGAAACATACCTGAAAAATGCAACCGGCTTTGATGTATTTGTTGCCGACTGCCACGATTCAGGTATTTATAATTTCCAGCCAACGCACCCGAACATCTTCAAGGCATATTTTACCGGAGAGGGTACGCTGGATTCTAAAGCAGCACATGAAATGCTGGCAAAGTTAAAGCAGTCACACACGACATACATTGTAAACGACTATTCCTCATTCGAGATAGACAACAGGAAACTTGAAAAAATGCTCCTGAAGAATATCCGAATAACCGCAAGGATTCCGTTCTGGAGAACCAGATTATTTGACGGTTCGGAGATTATGGACGGCTCACACCTGATGAACGCAGAGAGAGAATATGACCTACGGCTTGGTATCATGTACCGGGAGGGAGAGTTTAAGACAGAGCAGACCGCCATACTTGCGGTTATTGCTGTGGCTGCAAAAGTTACATTAACCGAACAGATGAACACCAAAAAGATGACCGCAGGATTCAAGATTGATTTCTGGCGGTCATTGTATTTTGACGGCTCAATCCTGATGAATTACTCCAGACAGGAGATTAAGACAACAGGAAGAATCAAGACATCCGTACAGGTACCGGAGGAGTTCGGAAATGCGACAGTTACATCACGACGGAATCTGGCATATTTTGATGGTTCATTGAAAATGAACGGTTCAAGATTGCTTAATTCATTAAACAGAAAGGAGACTATCTAAGAATGGCACAGAATGTAATTATTACAAAATCAGCCAGAAAGAAAATGGTACAGGCAAGAGCAGGAGCGATTACACTTCCTAAAATTGTCGGCATGGCATTTGGCTCTGGAGGAGTAGACAGCGCAGGAAATGTTATTTCTCCGTCTGAAACACAGACAGCACTGAAAAAGGAACTGCTCCGTAAGCCTATCAGCGGCTATAACTTTATCACAGAAACCACATGCAGATACGAATGCACGCTTGGAGAATCAGAGCTTGCCGGACAGTATATCAGTGAAATTGGGCTGTATGATGCCAACGGCGATATTGTTTGTATCAAGACCTTTACCAGAAAGGGAAAGGATAACGATATTGAAATGACATACACGCTGGATGATGTTTTCTAATCCGGCAGAGAGGAGGAAACCATGAAAGCATACAAACCGAGTTCCGCTACCTACAAAGACAGCATTCCGATAGTGGAAACAACCGACACAAACCATGCGAGCAATATCAATGCAGGACCTATGTGTGCATTTGAAAATACTATTGCAAATCGCAGGGACATCACAAAAATTCAAAATGCTAAAGCGCAGCTGGCGTTCGATGAATCGGACGGCGGCTTAAATATTATCATCAAGGAGGGTTAAAAATGTCTGACAATGTAATCAATATTCCGAGAGAATCGACGATGAAAGCTCTCATGGAAATGCAGAAAATGGCTGTGGCAGGTGGTGCAAACCCTGGTGCAGCCGACCTTTGCTATAAGTACATGGTTGCACAGTGTACCAGCAAAGAGCAGGTTGACAATCTTTTCATCGAATGGTGGAAATCACAGTACGACGCAAGCAAATTCACAAAGGTAGAAATGCTGGAAAGATGGTTCGGCAGAGTCCTCGAGGACGACAGAGTGCATGGTGTCTCATTCCCACTGTTCGCAACCAGCTCTACAGCCATCGGAGAATTAACGGACGACAGCGTTGGCTTGAAATGCGTTCCATCTACTGCAAAGACGCAGGGGCAGGATGACTTTGCACATCTTCCTCAGTTTTGGTGCCTGGAAGTATCTGCAGAGAAGAAAACAGACGGAAGCCACGAGATTTTCTATGTTGAGCATATCGATGATATTAAAGACGTTCGCTCCGGCGAACATCTTTGCTGGGTATTACAGAAAAATACCTACACGAAAGAGTGGGACGAGGACGGATACCGTTACTTAAAAATGAAATGCCACCAGTCAACCGGTTACGAATTATGGCCGGAAGGAAGAGATCGCACCGGTAGAGTTTATGCGTATGCAGCGAGACCTAAGTATTACGCAGGAATCGGCGCAAGTGGGAAAATTACCTGCGGAACCGGCTTAGCTCCGGTAAACTGGACTTCTCATACTGCAGGTGTTACCAAATGGAGAGACAGAGGAACACAGTATAGTGGAGCGAGCGGAAAGACGATCAAGTTCCTTGACCGTATGATGCGTCTTAAATATGCAAGAAAAGGCAACTCCGGAACAATCGAAGGCTGCTCTAGTTATAACTACCAGTACACGGCTGCATATTCTGAGGAAGGCGTTGAAAGAGTCCTTTTGACACCCGAGCAGGCGGCAAATTTATTTGTTGGAAGCAGTGTTCGGATCGGCACAGATAGAAATACTGCGAGCAACTATTCCGTCTGCAGAAACAAGCTCATTACTGCAATCAAGGACGTTGAAATCGGCGGTACCACATACTCTGCAGTTTATGTGGATAACGGTGGTACCACATTCGACACAACAGCCGGAAGCACATATTTAAGCACCGATCCTTACTGGTCCGGTTGGAATGATGATGTACTTGGAACTGACGGAAGCAAGTACAATTACACCAACGGAAAAGAGCCAGGTATGCTGCAGAAAATCGAGTTTATGAACGGCTCATATTTAATCATTAGCGATGAATTATGGCAGTGGAGCACCGATGAAAACGGAGACTATAACTTTGACTGCTTTGTTTGCGAAGATCAGTCCAAAGTAAGCGGAACAGCAATTACCGAGAACTACAAAAAGCTGACAGCCTTAACGATGGTCATTCCGAAAGGTACAACAGGAAAGTGGACTTATATCGAAGATACCGCCATTTCAGATGTTGAGTGGCCTCTTGGTATCGACGCAAGCGGTAGCGGCGTCGGCTGTAAGGCTGGCTTCTACGGCTATCCCGCCGCGTCCGGGGTCCGCGCCGGTTGGTGCTGGGGCGACTTGAGCGACGGGGGCTCTGCGGGTCTCGCGTGCCGTGCCTCGAGCTATTCCGTCGGCGGTGCGTACTGGTACGGCTCTGTCGGTTCACCTGGACTGGCTGGGTAAAGCAGGGTGAATTGCCTGTAAGGCAAGAGGGGCGGCAGGCCCCACTAAGATATTAACTGTTGCAAGAGTTAATAAAATGGGTTGTATGGTGTGACAGAGGCTGGCTTCAACTGCAATCCCGCCGCGTCCGGGGTCCGCGCCGGTTGGTGCTGGGGCAACTTGAACAACGGTGGCTCTGCGGGTCTCGCGTGCCGTAACTCGAACAATTCCGTCGGCGATGCGAACTGGAACGGCTCTGTCGGTTCAACTGGTTAGAGAGTATATCATTCATTGCACCATACAGCACACGCTTATGTGCGAAAATTATTTGAAACCAGCGGCGGCTAGTAGCGAAAGCGAACGTCGCCGGTAATAACCAGATGATATACACGAAAGGAAAGCAATTATGAAAACATACTGCAAACCTGCGAAGGTAGATGTGGAAAACACAGAATTTAATATACCTGCAGTTCGCAAGGCATTTGATGGGAAGTACAAAAGAAGAGATTTTCAGAGATTGCTTCTGAACACAGGCCTGGTGACCGAACAGGAACTTGCGCAAGAGTTCCTTGACGGTACAAAGCAAAAAATATACACAGCTACGGATGCAATAGCAGAAGAATTAACACAGCGCATCAGAAACAGAGATTTGAAATTGCGCCCAATTCGCCAGTTCCAGCGAGAAGATGGATTGACTCACAAGCTCAGAAATATATGCCAGGAATATCCGGATCAGCAGATAATGGAATACATAGCGGTTTACTCATTAGAGGAATTGTTCCATGCGAAGTTACTGCCGATTCAATACGGAAGCATTCCAGGAAGAGGGCAGCTGGCAGGCAAACGGAAAATCGAAAGGATTTTAAGGCGTAAGTTTACCGGAAGGCTGGATGTGGTCAAGTGTGATATTCACAAGGCATATCCGTCCGTAACGGTAGAGTGTGTTATGAACTTGCTAAAAAGAGATATTGGCAAGAATAAAGTTTTAATTTGGTACCTGGGTGCTCTTATGGAAAATTACCCAGGAGAGCATCTTTGTATAGGCGGGTATCTTCCGTCGTGGCTCTTTAACTATGTTATGAGCTATGTTTTGAGATGCCTGTTGAGCCTGAGTCAGTCAAGAAGAGGGGCACAGACCAAAATGGTAAAAGCTATCGTTTGCTATGCAGACGATTTTACAGTTTATGGCTACTTCTCACAGCTGACGAAAGCGCTCAAAAAAGCTACGAGATGGAGTAAATCAACGCTGGGATTGGACGTAAAGCCGGCCTGGCAGATATACCACATTTCATCATTCGAGGAAGAGAAAGAATTTCACAGAATGAGACAAGGCGGAAGTCATAAAAGGACGCAGGGCGTAGATATGATGGGGTTCGTTGTACGAAGAACGTACACCATTATCAGAAGCAGGGTGTTTAAGCGTATCCGGAGACAGTTTTTGAGAGCTGCCGCCGATTTGGAACGCTTAGGATATATCCCCTGGTGGCGAGCCTGCAGAATTATGGCGTACAAAGGGTGGATAAAGTACAGCAACAGCCAGGGTTGCTCCATTAAGTACAATATGCAGAATTTATTTAAGATTGCCGCACAAAGCGTATCACGCTACGGCAGAAAGGAGTATGTCAAGTATGAACAAAGAATGTTACTCATTGCAGCCGCCTAAGATTGAGGTGTTTCCTATTCACGGCGGTACGGACATCATTCTGAGAAAGAACATCAAGAAAACCACCAAGGAGCCTATGGAAGAGGGCGGAGAGTCAACTACCGTTTATGAGTGCGACGAGGTGCAGATCAGACACAAGGGCACAGTTACCAAAACAGAGGTGAATAACAACTTCGAGTATTGGTGGACCATCGGAGAAGGCGGTACCGAGGAAGATGCCGCCGACAAAGAGGCGGAAGCGGCCGGTGAGCCTACCATCATCGAGCGTTTGGAAGCCGTAGAGTCTGCAATTATTGAGTTGGCGGAGGTGATCGTAAATGGCTAAATTTTACTACACGCAGATTAGGCTCGGAAATATGACTATCGACGAGGTGCCGACCAGGTGGAGAGCGTCCGTTGATAAGATGTTAAAGGCAGCGTAAGACGAAGGGCAGGTATGTATGCAGCATAAAAGAATCCCATACGCCGAGTTTTACGACTACGGCAGATTGGAAAAAGCGGCACACGACCTGCACTGGGAAGAGACAGAGGAAAATGAAATCCTTCTAATCAACCTGCATAACAATTTGGTATGGCATCTGTACCGGTTCGACGAGGACCCACGTGCGGATGCCATTCTTTATGCAGTAATAGAGGCCATTTTGGGTGAAAAGGCGGCAGATATTACGAACGTACCGTGGGAACTACGGTGCGTTTGGGAAGGAGGTAAAAGAGCCAATGTCTTTGAATGAAATTCTTGCAAGTGGTGGAGCCCTACTGCTGTTCTTGACGCTGGTGCAGATTACGCCCATCAAGGTAAATCCGTGGTCTGCAGTTGGAAAGATTATCGGAAACGGCATGAGAGCCATCGGAAAGTCGATGAACAAGGATGTTATGGATAAGCTGGAATCAGTGCAGAAAGAGTTAAAAGACCTGGGAGAAAAGCACAACAAGCTCGAAAGGCGCATGGATAAAGACGATGCGGACGAATGCCGCACAAGAATCCTGCGATTTGCCGACGAGTTGAGAAGGGATGTCAAACATTCCGAAGAGTTTTTCAATCAGATTTTAGATGATATTTCACACTACAAGCTTTACTGCTCCGATCATCCGGAGTACAAGAACGACAAGGCGGTTAATGCGATTGCCAAGATAGGAAAGGTGTATCAGAAGTGCATGGATGAAGATTCATTTTTGTAGGAGGTAACTGGTAAATGGGATTAAAAAAGAAAGAGCGCCACCCGCTCAGAAAAATTAAAGAGTTATTCAGTAAAGTAGGCACCCTTAATCTGATTTTGATTATTGTGGGTGCTTTTTTTGTGTGGTTCAACTGGCAGATGCTTTGCATCTATCGTGAGTATGCGTCCATTCCGGAGACATACGCCTGCGCCGTGATTGCGGCCACAATCGGAGAGTGCGGAATCTGCGGGTGGATCAGAACTAACAAAGACAAGAACAGAGATCATAAATGGGAGATTGAAGATAAGAAAAACTCCCAGGGCAAAGTAGAAAGCGAGGAAAATGCAAATGGATGAACTGATTTTTGAGATTGTAAAAATTGTGGTTATGGTAGTGGCACTGCTTATCGCAAGATACCTAGTGCCGTGGTTGAGACAGAAAATTGGAGCCGAGAAGGTAGCAGAGATTTCCATGTGGGCCAAGCAGGCAGTCCTTATGGCAGAGCAGGTTTATAAGGACTGGAAAGGCCAAGACAAGAAAGCGTTTGTTACTGAGTATTTGAAGAAAATTCTTAAGGCAAAGAATATTTCTCTGACGGACGAGCAGTTGAATATCTTAATCGAAGCGGCTGTCAAGCAGATGAAGATGGAGGAAAACGCAGGAATCGTAATCGAAGCAGTAGACTAACAGACAACAAAAACTGAATAAAAGACAGGAGATGATACCATGTCGCTCAAAGGAAATAGCAATGAAGAGCGCATCTGGAATTTTCTGATAAGCAAGGGGCTTAATCCATTTGGTGTTGCAGGTTTGATGGGAAATCTGGACCGAGAAAGTGGGTTGAGCCCTATTAACTTGCAGAATACCTACGAGAAAATACTGGGATTTACGGATGATACCTACACAACATCCGTAGACAATGGCGATTATCAGAATTTCGTACATGACAAAGCAGGATACGGCATTGCGCAGTGGACGTATTGGAGCAGAAAACAAAACCTGCAGAAGTATGCGCAGGAAAAGGGAGCCTCCATCGGTGACCTGGAAATGCAACTCGAATTTCTTATACAGGAATTGAGCAGCAGCTATAAATCTGTGCTGAACGTGCTGAAAACAGCAACGAGCGTTTCCCAGGCATCAAATGCCGTACTGCTTAATTTTGAAAAACCGGCAAACCAGGGAAGTTCCGTACAAAAAGAAAGAGCCGAATGCGGACAGAAATTTTATGACAAATATGCGTCTGGAAAAGGAGGAACATCTATCATGGGAAAGACGATTACAACAGGATGGCTTTCAGCCGTTATCAATGGAATTAAAATCAAATCTGATTTGAGATGCAACCCGGATAATTACAGCAGCAGGTCAAGCAGAGATGCTTCATACGTGACTATGCATTACACAGGAAATAATAAGGACACAGCAAGGGCGAATACAAACTATTTCGGTGGAGCCGGAAGAAATGCATCCGCCCATTTGTTTGTGGATGATACGGAAATCTACCAGAGTGTACCGTTAAATTCTGTAGCATGGCATTGTGGAGCGCAGACATATAAACACGCATATTGCAGAAATGCAAACAGTATCGGTATTGAGATGTGCTGTACCGCCGGAAATTATAAGATTTCCGAAAAGACTAAACAGAACGCCGCATATCTGTGCGCGTATATCTGTAAAATGCTTGGCATCAGTGCAGGCGAAGTTGACAAGTATGTACTCCGTCACTGGGATGTTACAGGAAAGAATTGCCCGGCACAGATGGCAGGAAGTAACAATGCTGAATGGGTAGCATTCAAAAATATGGTAAAATCCATCCTTAATGGTGGAGGAACCGGCAACAGCACTTCCGGTGGAACGCAGACAAAGCAGATGTACAGAGTGCGTAAAACCTGGGCTGATGCAGCGAGTCAGAAAGGTGCATTTACGAGCCTGGAAAACGCAAAAAAATGTGCTGACGAAAATAAGGGTTATAGCGTATTTGATTCCAACGGAAACAAGGTATATCCGGCATCGGCAAATACCGGAACGTCATGCAACTATGTGGTAAAAATCACAGTTGATGGATTGAGATACAGGGACAATCCTGGAACCAGTGGAACAAAGGTACTGGGATATTTGAAAAAGAATTACAAATATACAGTAGTGGAAGAACGCACTGTAAATGGCGTAAAATGGGGCAAGCTGAAATCCGGCGCAGGATGGATTTATTTAGAGAATCCGGAATACTGCACGGTTCTCGGCAAGATTGCATCCACACCGGCTCAGACGAGTTCGAGCTATATGGTAAGAATTACAACGAGCGTGTTAAACGTCAGAAAAGGCCCTGGCACCAATTATGGCATTACCACCAAGGTAAAAAAGGGCGAGGTTTACACTATCGTAGCCGAAGAGAAGAACGGCAACACAACCTGGGGCAAGCTGAAATCCGGCGCAGGATATATCAGCCTGGGTTATACAGAAAGAGTGTAGGAGGAAACGGTGGCATTATGAAAAACTATATCGGCGTGAAAATTGTAAAAGCTGAGCCGAAGGAGAAGAACGGAGTACCTGGGTACGCCGTGAAATATCCGGATGGTTATGTATCATGGAGTCCGAAGGAAACCTTTGAGAAGGCATACCGGGAACTGGACTGCCAGGATTTCATCAACTCAGCAGAGTAAGCAAGGGAGCCTATGATCCGCAGGGGTTGTAGGCTCTTTTTTTATTGCAGAAAAGCGGAACAAGACTGCAGGTAAAATCAATATACAAAATAGCCAAAATAAGACCGGGTATTTTGACGAAAAGTTCCCGAGACATGATAGGCGATTTTAGTACCTATCCTATGCCTAAAGACTAAAAGCCGGTATTGAACCGTGTACGAAGTCATAGTTCTATATGTTTTCAGAGGCGTAATTATCCACATTATCCACACGCATTTGTGGATAAAATACGCTTTTGAGAGTACGCAAATGAGCATATATTATTCTATCTCTAATATCTATTATCTAATCTCTAATATCTAGTAAAGAATCCTTGTAGAAATCCTAGAAGAAATCATGTAAGAAATCTTACAACGTACCAAGCAACCATGCGGGTTTGCGGTCCTCGCAAATGAAAATGCGGAGCAATACACTAGCTGGTGTTGATAATCCGGAAATTGCAGAAGTTGTCGCAAGTGCGAAAATTATTTGATATAAACTCGAAAAATAGAAGTAAACCTATTGACAAATACGCAACTGCGAGTTATAATATAACCATAATCAAACAAAACAATTTGATTAAATCCGAAGGAAGGAGGAATTACCAGTTGGGTAAGAAAGGTAGGAAGAAAGACTTTTCTACAAAGGAAAAGGAACTACTTGAAATCGAAAACCTTAAATTACAGAAGAGAGAAAAGCAGGCCAGCATAATCTCCACCATAGTAATCATGATTGCGTCAGTGATTACGGCAATTCTGAAATGGTTAGGTTTGATTGATTAAGTAGTTCCCTTAACGGTCGGGAGGCAGCAACACCGCCTCTCAACTGTTAAGTCTATCATAAAGGAGGCTGATTTGACAATGGAGAAATTAAGACAGTTCCTGCAGTCGGTATTGTTTATCAACTTTATGGTTGGCATATACGACGGTATGAGAGCGAAGAATTTGGTAGCAATTTTGATAAATGGAGTAGTGGTACTGGCACTGATCGCCGGAGAAAAGGAAGAGAGGTAAACGATATGAAGTGGGATGTAAAACACGATAGAGCAAAGAAGGTATTAAATCATTTCCTGGATAATGCAGGATATTGGACCGAGACAGAGAGCTTGACAGAAGGACTTACCGAGGATGAAATCCAGGAAGTAAGCGCAGAGGTAGCGACGATGATTCAGAGTATCACAAAGAGATACAAGCTGGACGTTATGCTTTCTGTAGAGCCGGTAGTCAAGGAAGAACCGGTGGCCGAAGAGAAAGCCGAGGAACCGGTAGCTGAGGAACCTGCAGAAGAGGTCAAGGAAGAAAAGCCGGCAGAAAAGCCGAAGAGACGTGGCAGAAAGCCGAAGAAAGAGGAGGTTGCGTAGGATGGCATACGAGAGAAAGACAATCGACACATGGGAGCTACAGTTAAATTATGGGTACGGCTGGGAGTACACATTGACCGAATACACAAGGAAAGAGGCAAGGGAGAGATTGAAAGAATACAGAGAGAACCAGCCGCAGTACCCGGCACGACTGGTTAAGAAGAGAGTTAGAAAGGAGGCGATTGCGTGAGCGCAGCAACAAAGCTGACAGCAGAGCAGATCGAGAACCTGGCAAAGGAGATTCGAGAGTTTCTGCTGGAACATGGGTTGTGGCAGGACGTTGATATCTACTTCAACGGAAAGAAGTACACGAGTTACGATCCGGAGAACGGAGAATATTATTACAACGACAGGGAGCATCTGATCGAGGTGGCAGACCAGCCGGAGAGACATTTTGAATATGTTAATCCGGACCACATTCTCAGCATGAGCTTTGAAGGTCCGGTATGCGAGATGCTGTATTACGGCATCCTTCCTTCGGTGAGAAGAGAATTTGACAAGATATTCGAGAGATACGGCTTGTACTATGAGTTCGGACATCACTGGAATTTCAGCTGCTATTACATCTGAGAAAGGAGAAAGCACAATGAACATTGGCGTGGAAGTATTAAAGGAAAGCGTAATCAGAGTGCAGTCTCAGTTAAACGACTGGATGGATTGCGTGTTTGTTGTAAGCAAAGATGATGAAGAGAAGGCAAGAGAGGTGTTGGAGAAAGCCTGGGACAGTTTTTGGGAAGATGGAGACGGCTGGTGCTATGGCAATTACCTGGAAGATAAGTTGGTAAATGCCGGTATTGCATTCGATGCATACTACGCAGATGCGGAGGAATAAGGACATGGAAGAATACAAGGACATATCGAGAGGCTTGAAAATGCTTCTCGGCAAGGCAGAAGAAATGGGGTGGAACTGGGAAGCCTACATTGAGCCGGACAGCAGAAGAACCTATGTTGAAATCGGGCAGTCGTCACCTGCAGGTGAAGATTTCTCCATGACGATTGATTTCGATGAAGAGAACCAGGCAGATAGTTTCAAGGACAGCCTAGAAGCCTACTACAAAGATTTCGACATCGACGAGCATATTGAAATGTGGATAGAAGCCAAGAGAAGCGGAACGAGTGGAGTTCCTTCCACAAGGGAGCTTGTAAAGGATGCAGAAGCCATTGACGGTATGATATCGGAACTGTCGCAGGCCTTGCAGAAAGTAAACATCCCGGTGCTGGTTGGCAGTTACACACCACCGGATGAAAATGGAGAAGGCGAGAAGATAGTCCGTGAGTTCTTCGGACAGGGACATATCTTCAAAGATGAAGATGCGTTTTACCACAGACCGGATGATCCGTGCTATATTCCGGAATTATCCGATACGGTATACACGAGAAACAGCATCCTGCAGGAGTGTAACCAGCAGGACGATTTGGCAGAGGAAGTTTTCGAGGCGCTGGACTGGCAGCACATAAGTAGTTTGCTGGAAGATTGGCGGAGAAATGGGGAGCTGGACACCTGCAAAGAATGCGGGAAGATGTTTAACTGCTACGGAGTAACGAAGTGTCCGTACTGCGGAGCAGATTATGAAGGAGGCGATGAATAATGGGCTACGCCTGGTTAGGAATGCGAAAGCTGACCTGGGAAGAAGTTCTGCAGAGACACGAGAAGGGCGAACTGGCTGGATGTTTCAGGCTGTACGATGACAACAGCGAGGCCATGATCGACAGAGGCTATGACTTTGCAGGCGATGTCCCGGCAAACCACATGGAAGTAGGCGAGTACACACATACGACAGACGGCTATCTTATCCGGAAGGTTAAAGAAACCGGTCCACAATGGGAGAGGTTCGAGTTTGTTCATAGGGCGGTATGGGAAGAACATAATGGACCAGTTCCCGAAGGTAAGATGGTATCGTTCCTGGACGGAAACAAGGACAACTGCAACATAGAGAACCTGGTACTGATAGACAATGAAGAAAACCTGGAAATGAACAGAAGCCGGTTAAGGTTTGCTGATCCGGAAAGAACAAAGACCGGCGTGCTGGTTGCAAAGGCAAGAGTAACAGTCAGACAGAAGAAAAGGAGAAAATAGATGGAGATTAAAGCGGCGAATGCAGAGGAGACGATCCGCTGCATCCTGGACGAAGAGAAAATGACCCAGCAGGATTTAGCGGACAGAATGGGAATTACGAGACAGAACATCAGCCAGTCTCTCAATCGAAACGCTAAGAGCATGAGATACGATAGCTTCGCGAAGATGGTAGCGGCTCTCGGTTACGAGATTTTCGTAAAAAAATCTCAATAAAATACGCAAAATAGAAGTAAACCTATTGACAAATACGCAGTTGCGAAGTATAATATATACATAATCAAACAACAAATAAAACATACGGAGGTAGTGGTTATGTATAACAGAGAAGATTATAGAGAAGCACTGGAAGAAAGAGAGAAATGCGACCTGCATTCAGATGAATGGAGATTTTGCCAGGCAAAAGTTCAGAGCATTGCAACAGCTATGGTAGCTGCAGGAAATAACTGGATGGTGGGTGAAATCATCGACGAGCTTTACAGTCTGAGTGACTGCGGTTGCGAACTCACCGACGAGGCAGTTCGATTTGACCTTTGGATTCTTGAAAGCAACGGCCTCGAAGAGAAGGCTGAGGAAATGAAAAAAATGTTCTAGGTAAATTTTTTTACCTGCACAACTCGCAAATGAGTGTTTCACGTGAAACACAGTTCGCAAATTTGAAAGGAGCGTATTTGTATGAAGGAAGTATTGAAGAAGTTAAGAACTTTAGAGGCTGAAATGGAAGAAGCCGAGAACCAGTCAGAGTATTGGATGGAAGAAGAACACCTGGATATGGAAAAATCAGACAGCTACGAAGTTGAGGCAGACAGACTATATGAGGAAGTGTATAAGCTGAGCAACCAGGTGGCAGATTTCATCGTAAGCCTCACTTCCAGTCAGATTGACAAGGTAATGGCAATGACGATGATGCGTCAGAGAAGAGAAGATGTCGAGAGAATCTTAGAAGCAGCATAGGAGGTGAGCAGATATGATGAAGGCAGAATTTGAGGAAATGATTGGTAAATCAGTTGTAGATGAAGAATACAAGGTTATCGAGGCGGTTTACACCTGGCATCCGGCAATCAATGACACGACCGGTAAGGATCAGATGAAAACTCTTTATACGCAGTTTGGATTTGGCGTAATTAGAGGGATGCTCCCAGTAGCAGAGAAAATGGAAAAGCTGGACGGAGAGAGAAGAGAGCTGCTGGCTCAGTTGGACACAATAAAAATAAGAGAAGGACTTCTTGCTGTTGGTGATATGGAACTTGAGGAGACGATAGAAAAAGTCAACGAGCTATATATGAAAGCCAACACGGAGGAGAAGTTCGAGCAGATGATGAAAAGCCTTGACGTAAGAAATGAGATAAAAAGCATAGCAAGAAAAGTGATCGGGTGTTAGGAGGTGAGCAGGTGTACGACTACGACGGCGATATGGGTTATTTTCAGAGACAGCTCGAAAGAGCAGGGATCGGCCAGGAAGAGGTTGATATGAATAACTACGCAGGACTGACAGCAAGAGAGTTGCAGAGCATTGTTGACGGTGCAATTAAGACAAAGCGGATTAGAGAAGCAAAGAAGGAGGCGTAAGGCTATGGCATTATTAGAGGTTAAGACAGAATGGGCGGTGTATAAGGATTGCTTCCTGCAAGTGGCAAGATACCAGGCAGACAACAGCAGGGCAATCGAGATTTGGAACAACGAGGACGGACCTATTGCAAGAATCGCGGTATGTATCGCAGGAAGCGGACTTGCAGAGGATGAGACAGTGATCGACACGAATAATTGCCCTTGGGCGATGGAGTTTATCAAGCAGCACGGTTTCGGGCAGGCCACCGGCAGAATGGTAAAAAGCGGTTACTGCACATATCCGGTAGTAAAGCTGGATATTGAGAAAATCGGTGAGTATTTGGAGGTGGCGTAATGGAAAGAGTGTATTTCAGTATCAATGAGGCCGGAGCAAAGACGGCAAACGATATGATGTCATTCAGCGAGTATAAGACCGGGAGCAAGACTGCTAGTTACAAGGCACAGGTCGATAAGGCATACGAGCTGGCAGAGAAGGTAATCGAGGCAAGACCAACCGAAGAGGAAAGAGTGTCGAAGCTCTGCGAGAGATATTCGAGACGACTGGCTCAGAACATCAACAAGGATATTCAGATCGGCATGATGTGTCCGTCGGTAATGATTTCCGGAGCAGGAAACTTCCCGGTCAAAAAGAAGGAAAAGCAGGTAGCGGCATGGGATAAGAACCATGAGGACTATAAAGAGGTTGAGGCAATCCTTGGAAAGATTGAGGCAATTTTTTATGGCAAGGACGTTATCAAGTCTGATGATGAGAACGCAATCGAGAAGCTGCAGGATAAGGTTGACGGATTGAGAGAGGACCAGGAGAGAATGAAGCAGGCCAACAAAGCAATCCGTATGAAGGACAAAGAAAAAGGCGATGCAACGCTGCATGACATGGGATATACAGACGAACAGATCGCCCAGCTGAGAGAACCGGACTTCTGCGGAAGAATCGGTTTTCCGGACTATATGCTGGCGAACAACAACGCCAATATCCGAAGATTGGAAGGAAGAATCAAGAGCCTGCAGAAAACGAAGTCCCAGGGAACACAGGAGAGCGAGAATAAGTTTTTCAAGGTCAAGGAGAATGTGGAGGCTATGAGAATCCAGCTGTTCTTTGAAGGAAAGCCGGAACCGGAGGTAAGAGATATTCTGAAAAGCAATGGGTTCAGATGGGCACCGTCGGTAGGTGCATGGCAGAGACAGCTCAACAATAATGGAAAATATGCGGTAGAGAGAGTTATCAGAGAGCTGGAAGAAATGGAGGCGGCAGAGTGAACATGAAGTTAGAACCGAGAAAGGCTACAGATCGAGGTGGCTGGTTGTGTATGCCACTGGTAATAAACGGACCGGAGGGAAAACCTGGTTGGAAAAAGGTACGTTGCCCGGAATGCGGGACACTCTGCTGGCAGAGACCGGAGGACGCAGGAGTTGTTAAGGCATCACACCTTGACGGTGCGGTATGTACTAAGTGCGCATTAAGAAAGGCGGGTGATGTAGTGTGACATTACGAGAGGCAAGCAAAGGAGTAGTTAAATCCGGAGGAGGAACCTATAACATTGGCTTCAACGGTGGAGACGAGACGCAGTTTGACGCTCAGAACCTCAAAGAATTGCAGGAGTGCTGGTCGGAGTTCTGTAAGGATGAAAAAATCAGTCCTGGATGCGTTGATTACGTGGAAAGGGTGAGTTAGTGGAAATTCTGACAAGAGCCATAGCAAATGAATACAGAGACAGAGCGTTGCTCCTGCCGTCTAACGGACTGCAGGACATTGGAGAAAGAAGAAAGTTGCGGGAAGAACTGCAGGCCAGGTGCAATCTAACAGAGCTGCAGGCGGTGAATATCATAAATGGCTTTCATATCCCGGACTATGTGAGAATCGCAGAAGTGAGAGCAGCAAAGGAGGCAGAAGAACATGAGAATTGAGAAAGAAGGATTTGTGTTACACCTGGAAGGAACA